AGATGACTTCTATCCGTAACCTTTTTCCACGATTATCAAACTACTTTGGTCGTCTTGTATCAATACCCGGGAGGCGTGATGGCTGCTCGCAAGTCACCGCTTCGTGCGGTTGGAAAGAACGAGACAGCGCCTGGGCGTTCGGCCCCTATGTCGATTACTGATGCGGCCGAGTCGGGTGAACAGCTCGAGCTCTTGGTCGCTTTGCGTCGTCGAGTGGCGATCACGGTTGAGGACCCGAATTGCCCTCCGCGTGATCTCGCGGCTTTGTCTCGTCGGCTTCAGGAGCTCGGCAAGGAGATTGAGGCTATCAAGCTGAAGGTGCGCCAGGAGGCTGAAGAGGATGGCGGTGTCACAGCAGACGAAGACTGGGACGCCGAGGCTATCTGAGGCTGCTCGTCATGTGATTCTGCCAGCGGGTATCGCTTCAACTGGGTGGCCGGGAGTTCGCGACACCGCCCAGAAGATTGGGCTGTCGTTCGATGACTGGCAGGACGGGCTCGGGCGAGCCATTCTTGCAAAGCGTGCGGATGGCAAGTATGCGGCAACTGTTGGCGGTGTTGCTGTCAGCATTCCGCGGCAGACGGGCAAGACGTACACGCTTGGCGCAATCGTGTTTGCCCTGTGCCTGAACACTCCTGGCACAACTGTTCTGTGGACGGCACACCGACTGAAGACAGCTAAAGAGACGTTCCAGTCGATGAAAAGCATGGCTGGTCGCCGCAAAGTCTCGCCGCAGATCGAGAACATCTTCAACGGGTCTGGCGAAGAAGCGATCCTGTTCCGGAACAAGTCTCGAGTGCTGTTTGGTGCTCGTGAGGCTGGCTTCGGTCGTGGTTTTGCCGGTGTCGATCTTGAAGTGTTTGATGAAGCGCAGATCCTCACCGAACGCGCTCTGGACGACATGCTGCCGGCCATGAACGCGTCGTCTAATGCGCTGGCTGTTTTTACTGGCACTCCGCCGCGCCCAATCGATCCGGGTGAGGTATTCGAGCGTCTTCGCAAGGATGCGCTAGATGTCGGGTCTGGCAAGGGTGACGGACTGTATGTGGAGTTTTCTGCGGAACGGGACGCTTCGCCTGATGATCTTGATCAGATCAAGGTAGCAAACCCATCGCATCCGCATCGAACGCCTCTTGAGGCGATCCTGCGTATGCGGAAGCAGTTGTCGGAGGATTCATTTCTCCGTGAGGCGATGGGCATTTGGGATGCCGATTCGCAGCATCGTGTCATCGATGAGGAATCGTGGAACTTGGCGGCCGACCCGGCGAGCATGCCGATCGAACGTCTTTCGATCGCTATCGACGTCGCTCCGGATCGCAAGGTCGCTTCGGTGAGTCTTGCGGGTAAGCGTCCGGACGGGCGTTGGCATGTGGAGCTCGATGAGCAGCGCAAGGGCGTCGATTGGGTGCCCGCGTGGGTTGAGTCCCGCGCTGGCCGTAATCGTCTCCACGCCGTCGTCGTGGATGAGATGACTGGCTTGGTGGAGAAGCGGAAGAACGGGCGTTGGTACTTGAAGGGTACGGACGTTGTTGTGACTTTAGCTGCTGCTGAGGGTCGGGATATGGCTGTGGCTTGTGCGGCTCTGTTTGATGGTGTGATGTCGCAGCAGTTGTTTCATACGGATCAGCCGCAGATGAATGTGGCGTTGTCGGTGGCGCGTAAGCGGCCGTTGGCGGGTGCCTGGGCGTGGAATCGGAAGGATGCGATGTCTGACATCACTCCGATTGTTTCTGCGTCTTTGGCCTTGTGGGGTGCGCAGAACGAGAACGTGAAGCGTCAGGGTAAGTCCGGAGACAGGATTGCGGTGATCATGTGAGTGAGCAGATCCGTATTTCTGGGTTCTCTGATGATGAAGTGTTGACGCTGAATCATCTGATCGAGCAGCTGGATCACAAGTTGCCGCGCAATCTGAGCCGTGCTGCGTATTACGACGGCCGGCACGCTGTTTCGCAGATCGGCACGGTGATTCCGCCGCAGTATGAGCAGCTGGCTATGGTGCTGGGTTGGACTGCGAAGGGTGTCGATGGGCTTGCTCGTCGCTGCAACCTTGAGCGTTTCGTCTGGAACGATGGCGATCTGGCTGCTGCTGGCATGCAGGAGCTGCAGGACAGCAACTTCCTGTTCGCTGAGCTGTCGCAGGCACGCACTGACTCGCTGATCTACGGCGTCTCGTACCTTGTGACGACGCAGGGCGGCGCGGATGAGCCTCGAGCGCTGGTGCATGCGCGTGACGCGCTGAACAGCACCGGCGACTGGAACGTTCGTCGCCGGCAGCTCGACAACTTCCTGTCGGTGACGGGCCGTGACGGCAACAAAATCACTGCGTTTGTGCTGTACCTGCCGAATCTGATCATCAGTGCGGAGAAGTCCGGCGCTGAGTGGTCAGTCACACGTCAGGTTCACGGCTTCGGCATCCCAGTAGACCCACTTGTCTACCGGCCTCGTGCTTCTCGGCGCATGGGCCGTTCGCGGATCTCTCGGCCGGCCATGTCGATCCAGGACAGCGCGCTCCGTGCCCTGATGCGCCTCGAGGCGCACATGGACATCTACGCGATCCCGAAGATGGTCTTGCTGGGTGGTTCCGATTCGCTGTTCCGTGACGCGAACGGTGCGATGAAGCCTGCTTGGCAGATGGTCATGGGCCGTGTTCTGGGCATCCCGGACGATGAGGACGCGAACCAGCCTCGTGCTGACTTCAAGCAGCTGTCTGCGGAGTCTCCTGAGCCGCATCTGGCGCAGTTGAACGCGCAGGCGAAGCTGATGGCTCGTGAGTTCGACCTGCCTGACTCTGATTTCGCTCTGTCTGACATGGCGAATCCGACTTCGGAGGGTTCGTACATCCAGGGCCGTGACGCGTTGATTGCTGAGGCTGAGGGTGCGACGGATGACTGGTCTGTGTCGATCCGCCGGTCTGTCGCTCGTGCTCTGGCGATTCAGAACGGGTTGAGCTCGGTTCCGGACGTGTATTCGAGCATCGAACCGAAGTGGCGTTCTCCGCTGTACCTGTCTCGTTCTGCCCAGGCAGATGCGGGCGGTAAGCAGCTGGCTGCGGTGCCGTGGCTTGCTGAGACGCGTGTTGGCCTCGAATTGCTGGGGCTGGATTCGCAGCAGATCGATGAGGCGCTGCGTGAGAAGCAGCGTGCGGCTGGCCGGAACGTTCTGGCAGCACTTGCGACGAGGACTACGACGGAGGCCGCGGATGGTGTCAGCGTTGCAGTCCCGGTCGGCGCTGAATCTGGTAGCTAACACTGCTGTAGCAACGTCGTTGCAGCTGCTGCGGTCCACGTCGGGTAGTGCAGAGCAGCGCCGGTACGAGCTTCTGGGGGGCGTACCGGAGGTCATCGGCTACTACCAGGACGGCACGGGCGCGCTGGCTGCGGACTTCTACGAGGACGCACGCGCGGAGGCTGGTGTTGCTGGCACGTTCACTGCTGAGGTGGTGTTGGTTGACCGGACGGTGAAGATCCGCCGAGCGATCGCGTGGGCAGCTGAGCCGCTCTTCACGGGCGATGAGGTGACGACGACTGGTCGGCTGGCTGAGATCGTGCAGCTCGAGACGGCGCGACCGTTCCGCGACACAGTGACGGGCAACGCGGCGAACGACCCGCAGGCGATCGGGTGGCGTCGCGTGGCGTCGGGCGGCTGCAAGTTCTGCGCCATGCTCGCTGCTCGTGGTGCCGTCTACAAGGAGTCGACGGCCCGTTTCGCCGCGCACACCAACTGCCATTGCACTGCTGCACCCGCGTTCTTGGGTTACGACGGCGAAGAAGCGTCCGTTGTGCAGTACCGCGCCAGCCGTAAGAGCCGCACGCCGGCACAGCAGGCGCAACTCCGGGAATACCTGAATGAGCACTTCGCTCATCTGCCCGGCTGATCTTTCCGCGTTCTCTCGCGGAGCAGTGACCTCGACTGTATCGAGGGTCATGGGCGACGGCCCCTAAACGGACGAAAGGGGTTCCGACGTGTCGGAGCAGACAGAAACCGCTGTCGCGGGAGAACACACCGAGCAGGGCCAGGAAGCACCGAAGTTCGAGGCGATTACGTCTCAGGAGGACTTCGACAAGGCGATCCAGGCACGCATTGCTCGGGAACGCGCAAAGTTCGCTGATTACGACGACGTGAAGGCTCGCGCAAGCAAGCTCACGGAGATCGAGGAAGCAAATAAGACGGAAACCGAGAAGGTCGCTGAACGGCTTGCCGCTGCTGAAAAGCGCGCGGTTGAGCTCGAGGCGAAGGCTGCTCGTGCGGAAGTCGCCGCCGCTAAGGGTGTTCCTTTGGCGCTGCTTTCGGGCAGCACGAAGGAAGAACTTGAGGCGTCTGCGGATGCGCTTATTCAGTTCAAGGGTGAACCGGGCAGCACCACGCTGCACGTGCCCAATGAAGGCAAATCGCCTACCGCTCAGGTTGATAGCAAGAAGCAGTTCGCTAAAACCCTGTTCGGTCGGAGCGACTAACGCAAAGGACCAATCATGGCTGTACTTGCCACCTCCGGGCTGACTCTGCCCGTCGAAATCGCGGACGGACTGTTCGCCAAGGCCACGCAGGGCTCCGGTATCGCCGCCCTGTCCGGATCTGAGCCGCAGAAGTTCGGCCAGGTCACCCACATGACGCTGACTGGCCGGCCGCGTGCTGAGCTCGTCGGTGAGGGCGCACAGAAGGGGTCGACGAACACCACGTTCGGCACCAAGGTTGTGACCCCTCACAAGTTCCAGGTGACGCAGCGCTTCAACCAGGAAGTTCAGTGGGCTGACGAGGACTACCAGCTCGGTGTCCTGTCGACCCTCGCGGATGAGGCTGGCCTTGCGCTGGCTCGTGCGCTGGACCTCGGTGCGTTCCACGGCATCAACCCGCTCGCGGGTACTGTCGCGGCGTCGATCGTTGCTGGTGACCGTATCGCGTCGACGACGAACAGCGTCGAGCTGACCACCGGCACGCTCACCACGCCGGACCTGGTGATGGAGCAGGCTGCTGGCCTGATCATCGCTGACGGCTACATCCCGAACGGCGTCGCCTTCGACCCCACGTACGCGTGGACGATCGCCACCAGCCGTTACGCGGACGGTCGCAAGAAGTACCCGGAGCTTGGCTTCGGGTCGAACATCACCGCGTTCGAGGGCCTGCAGGCGTTCAGCACCTCCACCGTGTCGGGTACCCCGGAGGCGTCGGCCAACACCGGCGTGAAGGCGATCCTCGGCCAGTGGGACCTGTTCCGCTGGGGCGTCCAGAAGGACATCCCCGTTGAGGTCATCGAGTTCGGTGACCCGGACGGCCAGGGCGACCTGAAGCGTCAGAACCAGATCGCTCTCCGCGCTGAGGTCGTTTACGGCTGGGGAATCATGGACCTCGACGGCTTCTCCACCGTTGTGGACAAGGTGGCGAACGTCTGATGGGTCGTTTCCGCAACCTGACCACGCAGGTGGTCGTGTCGGTTGACGACTCCAAGGACGATCGGTTCGTGGACGGCTGGGAATCCGCTGACGCGGAGCCCAAGCGTTCCCCGGGTCGCCCCAAGAAGTCGGACGCGTAGCAAGGGAAGGGGGCGGTCATGTCTGTGACGCCTGACACTATTGCGGTTGCTCTTGGGCAGACCGCCCCCGAACCGGACTCTGTGCAGTGGAAGCAGTGGGAACTGTGGATCACTGACGCTGGCATGCTGATTGAGGCTCGGCGTCTGAGCGCTGATCCGGTACCTGTCATCGATGAGGCGAAGCTGGACTATGTGGTCCGTGAGGCTGTCGTCGCTCAGGTGAAAAAGCCGGACGATGCCACTCAGGTGACCATCTCGGTCGATGATGCGTCGTCCTCGCGTACGTACCAGTCGGGTAAGGGTCGTGTGACGATCCTTGACGAGTGGTGGACGTTGCTGGGACTCACTGAGTCCAACGGTGGCGCGTATTCGTACGACACGGTTGGTACTGCGTCTCGTCACATGCCGTGGTGTTCGCTGTACTTCCTGGCGTCGTACTGCTCGTGCGGTACGGACATTGCTGGCCGGCCCATCTATGAGGCGGGCATCTGATGTCGCTGCGCAGTGATGTGGAGCGTCTGCTGCCTGACTTCCGGGCCAACGCAGAGTCGATCATGACGGACTCGTGCCAGATCGGTTTCGAGGTGCAGTCCACGGACATGGATGAGCACGGCGAGTACCCGAAGGTCTTCACCCCGACCTACGACGGCCCGTGCCGTTTCAAGGCGGGCAACGTGCAGGCTTCGGACGTTGAGGCGTCTACGCAGCTGCTCGTGTCGCAGCTCGCCACACTGTCCTTGCCGATCGGCGCGTCTGTGGATGTGCAGAACGGCATGCAGGTGCGGGTGACTGGTTCGCTGACTGATCCTGCGCTTCCGGGGACTGTGGCGCGTATCGAAGCGCCGTTCCGTTCGTCTTATGCGACTGCGCGTCGGTTCGCGGCGAGGGTGGTGTCTGGTGGCTGATGACCTGAACGCGCTGGCTCGTGACTTGGGTGAGATCCCGAAGGCGACCGCACCGTTCGTCCGTAAGGCTGTCGAAATTTCGGCCCGCAACATCAAGGATCAGATCAAGAACGAGTACACAGGCGCACGGCAGATTCCGGGCGCACCTGGTGCCATTTCGTATGACATCAAGGGCTCGACTGGCGCGCGTTTGGGCGCTATCGAGGCTGAGATTGGTCCGGAGAAGGGCCGCTACCAGGGCACGCTCGTTGGCATGGTTGACGTCGGCACTACGGATGAGAACGGCAACCCGCGAACGCCTGGACGTAAGCGTGTGCCTAAAGCTTTGGCGGATGAAGCTGACGGCTTCAATCGTGGGATTGACCAGGCTATCGATGACGGTTTGAAGGCGGCGGGGTTGTGACGACGATCGCTGAGAAGAACGCGTTGAAGGCGTTGCTGCTGTCTGATACGGAGTTTAAGAAGCCCTCGAAGCTGTTCGAGGGCCGTGCTGTTGGCTCGGACGGTAAGCCGATCGCCGGCACCTGGTATTTGACTTTGCAGGTCGGGTCCGATGACGATGTGCAGGATCGGGCGACTGGCGGTCAGGTTGTCCGTGATGCTTCGGTGACGTTCCAGTGTTCGGGTTCTACTCCGGAGCAGGCACAGTGGGTCTCGGAGCGCCTGGATGGCGTTCTGCGGCCCTTTCGTCGCGGTGTGCGCCTGGTGGTGCCGAACACGCGTACGGACCCTCTAAGGCGCGATTACGCGTCCCCGGTGCAGATCGATTCCGATGTGTCACCGCCGATGTGGTTCCAGACCGTTGAGTACTCATTCCGGTCGCAACCCGCACCCACTACCTAACCCCGCCTCGGCGGGGTTTTTGCATGTAAGGAGCACGTCATGTCTGACGAATACGTGACCGTCAGCGGGCCGCATGGTCTGCACATGGAAATCCTGAAGTCGATTCAGGAAGCTCTGCCGGCGCAGTTCCCGCTGGTGGAGAAGTCGAAGCCGGACACGGCCGACAAGGGCAAGTAAGCCCCTCTCATTTGTCCCCACGGGGGCGTAGTCGGTCCTTCGGATAGTCCGGGGCCGCTTTTCATCCGAAGGAGACCATTTTGGCGATCACTAAGGGGCAGCAGTCGCTGTCCGTCGGTACTGAGGGAAACCTGCTGGTCATGGCTGCTCCGGCATCCGTGCTCACTGCAGGTAAGGGCCTCAAGGACATCACGCTCGCGCAGCTGAACTCGGCGTCGTTCGTGGACATCACGTACGACCTCACTGCTGGTTCGGGTTGGGCTGAGGCGACGTCGCAGGAGGACATCACTGATGACCGTCTGACGGCGACGCAGACGTTCTCCCGTGGCGGCAAGGAGTCGAACACCCTGGCTCTGCAGTACGTGTACGGCGACACCACCAACGTTGCCGACCCGCTGCTGGTCAAGGGCCAGAAGTACATTTTCGCGGTGCGTTGGGCGACCGACCACGACTCGGACATCACGTCGACGAGCAAGTTCGACTTTTGGATGACTGAGGCGGGCGTCAAGCAGCGTGACCAGGCTGCGGCGAACTCCGTCTTCACGAAGACGCAGTCGATCCGTCCGCTGGCTCCGGTTCTCCGCGACGTCACCCCGGCTGCTTCCTAAGCAGCCGTCTCTACTCCCGTGCGGGCAGTCTCACTCCTGCCCGCACGGGTTCACCTTCTGAGTGAGATCGAGTGAGGAACAGGCTTATGGGGTTCAACGAGAAGCTGGCTGCTGCGAAGGAGCGGGGCCGTCCGTCGAAGGTTGTGACAGTGGCGCTGGATGCTGAGGTGTCTGACCGTCTCGCTTCCCTGGAAGATCAGGTTGAGGCTGAGAAGCAGAAGCCGCAGGATGGTCGGCTGGCGAAGAAGTCGCCGCTGACGGATCTGCTGCAGCAGGTTGAGGATGTGCGTGCGGAGTTCGCGGACACGCTGGTTGACCTGAAGTTCACGCGGCTCATCGGTGAGTCATGGTCGGACATCACGTTGAACAACCCGCCTCGGGACAAGGTGCTCGCGGACCTGTACTTCCAGTACGACTTCAACGCTGTCACCCGGCATGCTGCGATCGAGAGCGGCGTGCTCGTCGAGGACGGCACCGACCGCGCGCTCACGGCTGACGAGTGGGACACCCTGCTCGAGCTCATCTCTGGCGGCGATCACCGACGTATCGCTGACGCCATCTACGCGCTCAACGAGGGTGACACTGCTCGGGCGGTGGAGGTGGGAAAAGCGCTGCGCGCCGTAACCGCCGCCTCCGAGAAGAAGTCCTCCTAGCCACTGAGCTCGGTGTCGCCCCGAAGGTACTGCGCGGTTGGGTACCTGAGGAACGGCATGTGCCGGTGCGTGACGAGTCGGGGGCGCTGCTGTACACGCGGGTTGAACGCGAGTCGCAGTGGTCACCCGATCAGGTGGCGTTGGTCCTCGGTGTGCAGGCGTTCCAGAAGATGATCGGCCCCCACGGCTTCCCGATGGACGAGGCCACATCCCCGGACGCTGACCCGTCGAACCGGGACAACAAGTACGTGTTCAAGGCGGGCGTGCTGACGACGACACCGGAGGGCGTGTTCGTCCGCGCCCCCCTGCGTGACTTCGCGAAGCAGGCGGAAGCGCACGCGGAGGAAGCGTGGCGCAAGGCCGGCGGTGACACCGCGGATAACGCGGGCATCTTCTGGCCGGTCGAGAAGGTCGAGCGGGGCTAGCTCTTTGCGGCCTTGATGATCAGCCACGCGATGACCAGGACCGCGCCGATCGTGAACGGGATGAGCGGCATCCCGCCGCTGCCCCACACGAGCACACCAATCACCAGCATGACGATGCCGATCACCAGCAGGTAGGTCGCTGCCAGGCCGCTCATCGCTGACGTCTTCTGCTCACTCATGGACTGATCGTACGTCCTTTCTGCCGTTTCCGCGGCCCCAATGTGGAGGTGATCCGCTTGGCGGACCGTGTTGTAAAGGTCACTATCCAGGCTTCTATTGCGAATTACGTCTCCGGCATGGAGAAGGTTCGCAAGGCGACGGCTGACGCGGCGAATCAGTCCGAAAAGCTCGAGAAGCTCGGCCAGGCTTCTACTTCTGTCGGGACCGCGCTGCTTGGAGTGGGCGCTGTTGCGACGGGCGCTGCTGCGGTCGTCATCAAGATGGCTGCGGATTTCGATGCGCAGATGTCGAAGGTGCAGGCGGCGACGTCGGCCACTGCTGGCGAGATGTCGAAGTTCCGTGAGCAGGCGCTGACTGCGGGTGCCGCGTTCGGGTACACGGCGACGCAGGTTACTGAGGCGCAGGTTGAGCTCGGTAAGGCGGGCTTGGCGACGAAGGACATCCTCGGGGGTGGCCTCGACGGTGTTCTGGCTCTTGCCGCGTCGGACAACGTGGAGCTGGGTAAGGCGACGCAGATCGCTGCTGTCGCGATGAAGCAGTTCGGCCTGTCGGGTAAGGATGTCCCGCACATCGCGGATGAGCTCGCGGCCGGGGCGGGTAAGGCGCTCGGTGGCGTGGAGCAGCTTGGTGACGCGCTGAACCAGTCTGGTCTGGTCGCGTCTAACTTCGGCCTGTCGCTCGAGGAAACGACTGGGGTGCTGTCGTCCTTCGCGGATGCTGGTCTGCTCGGTTCGGACGCTGGTACTTCCCTGAAGTCGATGCTGCAGGCGCTGGCGAACCCGTCGAAGCAGTCGGCTGGTCTGATGAAGCAGCTTGGCTTGAACGTGAAGGATGCGAACGGCAACTTCCTGGGTGCTGCGGATCTCGCGCAGCTGCTGCACGACAAGCTCGGTGACCTCTCAAACGCTCAGCGTCAGCAGGCCCTGTCCCAGATTTTCGGGTCTGACGCGGTGCGCGCGGCGACTGTCCTCTACAAGGAGGGCGCGGATGGCATCCAGGGCTACATCGACCAGAACAACGATGCCGGCTATGCCATGGAGCAGGCTGCCATCAAGTCGGACAACCTCAACGGTGACCTGAAGAAGCTCAAGTCCGCGTTCCAGTCCGGCCTGATCGAGACGGGGTCTGCCGCTGACGGTGCGCTCCGTCCTCTCGTGCAGACGATGACGAGCGTGGTCGCTGCGTTCAACGCCCTGCCTGAGCCGGTGAAGGGTTCCGCGCTCGCGCTGACCGCGGTGGTTGGCGGGGCATCGCTGCTGGCCGGCGGACTGCTCGTCGCGATTCCCAAGATCGTCGAGTTCCGCGCTGCTGTCGCAACGCTCGGTGAGGGCGGCGTCACTGCGCGTTCCTCTCTGAATGGGGTCGTCAAGTTCCTGACTGGGCCATGGGGCATCGCCCTGAGTGTTGCCGCTGCTGCGGCTGCGATCTTCGCTGCTCAGCAGCTGCAGTCGGCGCAGTACACGCAGACGCTCCGTGACTCGCTCGACGACACCACCGGTGCCCTGACGAAGAACACAACCGAGCTCGTGTCAAACGCACTTGCCGCCCGTACGACGATCTTCGGTGCGGAAATCGGTGGATCGTCGGCATTCGACAAGGCAAAGCGTCTCGGCATCGGCCTTGACACGGTGACGAAGGCCGCTCAGGGCAACACGAAGGCGTACAAGGAACTGCTCGCGATTCAGCGTGACATCCGCGGCAGCGACGACAACGACTACATCAGCAAGAAGTACGGCGAGGGCCTGTCTGGTGCTTCCGGCGACATCACCGAGCTTGTGCAGGCGGTTGAGAAGCAGCGCGGTGCGGTCGAGAACGCTAAGGGCCAGCAGGAGCAGCTGAACGAAGCGCAGTCCGAGGGTAAGGACACGGCTGAGGATGCTGCTTCCGGCCTAGACTCAATCACTGATTCTGCTGAGGATGCTACCCAGGCGATCACGGACACGTCGAACGCGATCAAGGGCTTCAATTCGGCCCAGCTCGATGTGAACTCCGCGCAGCGTGATTTCGAGTCGGCTATCGATGCGGTGACGGACTCCGTCAAGGAGAATGGTCAGTCCCTCGACGTGACGACGGACAAGGGCAGGCAGAACGCGGCGACTCTTGATTCGATCGCGCAGTCCACGTTGAACTACGCGGGTGCTCTGTATCAGCAGACGGGGTCGCAGGGTCAGGCGACGAGCGCACTGAATTCTGGCCGCGATTCCCTGATCGCTGCTCTTGGGCAGTACGGTGTGACGGGTCAGGCTGCGCAGGATTACGCGAACAAGATCCTGGGTACCCCTACGCGATGGGCAACAGAAATCTTCAACAACGCCGATTCGGCTGGCGGCAAGATTTCAGATTATCAGCAAAAGCTAAATGCGCTTCCCGCTGAGAAGCGCACGGTGGTGACGGCAAACGTCCTTGCCGCCCAGACCGCGATTCAAGGCATGATCAACACGCTGGCGAACCTCAACAGCAAGTCGATCACGATTACCACGAATCGTGTGACTGTTGGTACGCCGGACAACACGGTCGGCATCTTCAAGGCCGGTGGTGGTCATGTTCGTGGCCCTGGTACTGAAACGTCTGATTCGATTCCGGCGTACCTGTCTGACAATGAGTACGTCATCAAGGCGTCGTCGGTGCGGAAGTACGGGACGACGTTCCTGGACCGGGTGAACACGGGCCGGTACGCGAACGGCGGGCATGTCCGGAAGTACGCGTCTGGCGGTCTGATCGATTTTGCGTACAACCGTGCCAGTGGCAGCTATTCGGGTCAGCAGGGTGTGTCTGCTCTGTTCTCGCTGTACGGCGATTCTGACTTGTCGCCGGCTGCCCGTCACAGTGCGGGTAGTGCGGCGCTGATCTTCCAGAAGTCGTTGGGGCGTCTCGCTGACCAGTCGGATTCGGCGGCGGGCAAGCTGAAGGATTTGCGGTCCTCAGCTGATTCGCTGCGGTCTTCGGTGGCGTCTGCGGTGTCGAAGTTCGATGTCGGCAACTACCGGTCTGCGGGTGGTCTGAGTTCCGGGCTTGCTCGTACGGCGGGTAAGGCGAAGGAGTTCGCGGCGCTGCTGGTGAAGTTGCAGCAGCGTGGCGTGTCTTCAGCGTTGCTGTCGGAGATCGCTGAGCTCGGGTCTGTTGAGGGTTTGCCGCTTGCCCGGTCTCTGGCGTCGGCGTCTGCTGCTCAGATCAAGTCGATCAACGGTTCGTATTCGTCGATTCAGTCGTCTGCTGGCAAGGCGGGGCAGACGGTGGCGGATGCGAACTACAAGACGCAGATCGCTGCAGCTGACCGTAACGCGAAGTCGTTGGAGCGGCAGATCGAGAAGCAGTCCCGCGCGATCCAGAAGATCATCGCTCGAGCGTTCGGGGTTAAGGGCTTCTCGGTCGGCGGGTACACGGGCAACGGTGGCATCGGGGAGATCGCCGGTGTCGTCCACGGCCGCGAGTTCGTGTCCACGGCTGCCGCGACCGCTCGGAACCGGCCGCTGCTCGAGGCCATGAACTCGGGACGCGACATCCGGTACATGGACCCGACGCCGATGCGGTCAGTTCAGCAGCCGGCGCAGGTGATCAACCGTGCGGGCAACAACTACAACCTGTCCGTGCAAGACCCCACCGCGGTCGCTCAGGCGATCGAGCGGCGGGAGAGAGCGAGTTACGCCTGATGCTGGAACCGGATCAGACATCGTTCATGTTGGGTGGCATCCCGTTTGGTCAGGTCGATTCGTTCGGCGTTGATTGGGCTGTCGAGAAGTTGGATGGATGGTCCGGGTCTACAAAGCCGACGTCTTCGATCACGCAGCGGGCGCGGCGTTCCGGTGGGTGGCGGTCGAGCAGCTACGCGAGTGGCCGTTCGATCGCCGCTTCCGGGAAGGTGTACGCACCGGACGCGCGGTCGTTGCAGGATGCGTTCGATCGTCTGAACGATGCGATCCCGGTTGGTGTCGATCAGCGGTTGACGGTTTCGACTCCTGCTGGTGACCGGTGGGTGTCGGTGCAGCAGTCGGATGAGATCCTGACCGACACGCTGCTGCCGACGATCGGTACGTGGTCGATTCAGGTTGATTCGACGGACTGGCGGAAGTTCGGTGACTCCCTGCAGGGCAGCACCGCATTGCCGTCAACGTCGGGCGGGCTTGTCATCGGTGGTTCGGACGCTGGTTCCACGGATGGCTTGTACACGGCCGATCAGGTGTCAGCATCAGCGAACGCTGCTGGCCTGATGATCCAGCCGTCGTCGACGCCCGGCACGTACGACCTGTTCAACTCGGATGGCACACCCGCATCGGCAACATACGTCAACGCTCTTTCGCTGACTGGTGCGCTGACGGTGCCGTTCACGATCGGGGCAACCGTGCAGACCGGGCAGGTTCCGATCGAGAACCCCGGCAATACCTCTGGTCCGGTAATCGTCCGTATCGACGGCCCCTGTGTCGGGCCTGTCATCACGCATTCGGAGACGGGCCGCTCAGTCGCGTTCTCGGACGCGATGACGCTGCGTGCTGGTGAGTTCCTACTCATCGACATGGAAGCGCACACGGTCCTCGCGAACGGGCAGGCAAGCCGTGACGGGTACATCACGAAGCGTGGTTGGTCGTCGCTGCGTCCGGGCGACAACACGTGGTCGTTTACGGCCCGTCAGTTCAATTCTCAAGCTCGTATGACCGTCACTGCGGTCCCTTCTTGGAGGTAGCCGGATGGCGATCACTGTTTGGCCAATCGATGCAAAGAACGGCGCACCTCAGTACGCGGGTCGTGGGCTTCGGCAGACGACTGTTGGTGTGCCTTTGGTAGGTGCTACGGCTGCCCGTCCTCTGGGTGTGCGGTCGGGCGTCCGTCCTGGCACGCCGTCGTCGACTGTCACTGTGTCTGGATCGACGGTGACGGTTCGCCCGCATGCTGGTGTGCTGGACGTGCAGGCGGCTGTTGAGGCGAGCGGGTACGAGTACGCGTCGGATGCGAACGTGAACGTCACGACGACGTTCACGCAGGACCAGTCGAACCCGCGGACGGATATTGTTTGGGTGCAGCCGACTGACCCGTCTGAGGGTAACGGCGGCGCTCCAAGCCTGACGTTCGGCTACACGGTGGGCACTGCTGCTGGTTCCCCGGCGACGCCCGCACTGCCGACTCGGGCGATGCTCCTGGCGACGCTGAACGTGCCCAAGGCTGGCGCTGGGTCGCCGTCCGTCACGTGGGTTGCTCCGACGCTTGCGGCTGCGGGTGGTGTGCTGCCCGTTCGATCGGTCGCTGAGCTAAATGCTGTGACTGGTTCGGCGGGCGCGTACGCGGACCTGACGGCGAATGCCGATGACTCGACTTACGGGCTCGGCCTGTACCGATCCACTGGGTCCAGCTGGCAGCCAGTCACCGCGGACAGCTCATGGCAGTCGCTCCCTGGTTTCTCGAGCACGTGGACGCCCGTCAACAACCCGGCGATTCGCAAGGTCGGCTCGCAGGTGTTCATGCGCGGTCAGGTGTCGAAGGCGAGCATCAACGGCGGCGACGGCATCTTCACTTTCACGTCCGGTTGGCGTCCGGCGCAGGACACGTACATCAACGTCGCAACTGTCGCTGGTTCGACTCTCCGCATCCGCATCTACGCGAACGGCCGCGTGGAAGCGAACGCACCAACGGGCACGCCGACGTACGCGATCTTCGACGGGGTTTCGTTCCTCGCTGACGCCTAGGAGGCCGCATGTACTCGTGGCTGTCCACGGAAGTCCTGACTGGTCGCGTCATCACCGAACTGCTGGACCTCGAATGCAGGCAGGTGTCGAAGAAGCTCGGTGGTGGTAGTACAGCGTCGGCGTCTCTGCCGTTGACGGAGAAGCTGCCGGAGAACTGGCAGCGGGCAACCCTCGAGGGTGCGTCCACGTTGGTGCTGGTCGACACGGAGAGCGGCATACCCGTGTGGGGCGGCATGGTTCTCACGGTCACGCCGGATGACACGGATGCGCTGCCGATCAACTTGGCGACGTATGAGGACGCGTACCTGAAGCGTCGCTACGTGGGGGACCAGTCGTATACGCAGGTGGGCGCGGTTGACATCATGGTTGACCTGGCGAACAGGTACCTGCGTGCCGGTTCGAACGGTGGCATTCCTCTGCGGGTGCAGGTCATCGGTTCGTCTCGCGGTGTCGTGGTGGACCGTGAGTATGCGGACACTGACGACCAGACGGTGCTTGATCGCTTCACGGAGCTCGCTGGCCTGGAGAACGGTCCTGAGTGGACGATTGCTTGGGAGACGTTGGACGGCGGTATCACGTACACGCCGGTGCTGCGGATCAGCGGCACCCGCATCGGTAACGCTGTTGTCCCGTCGAGTGGCATCGGTCCGGCGGCAACGTTCGAGATCCCCGGCTCCGTGACGTCGGTGTCGCAGCCTCGCAGCTACTCGGACGGCGACGGTGCGAACGACGTCCTGGCGATCGCTACCGGTTCGGCTGAACGGACTGGGCACATTGTCACGGCTGACCCGAACCGTCCCACGTTCGAGTACCGGTTCACGCCGGACGTGGACGACGACAACCCGGACACGTTGGCCGCTCACGGACGCGCACAGGCCGTCGGACTTTTCGGCGGCACACGCACCCTCGCATTGCAGGCCGCTGTGACTGCTGCCCCGCGTCTCGGCATCGACTGGGTTGAGGGTGACGACATCGGTTACATCGTCGGCGGTATCGACGCTGACGGGGTGGACACTTTGCCGGCGTTCCCGGGTGGCATTAGCGGTGTCGTCCGCGCCCTCGGTTGGGTGCTTGATCTTGAAGATGTTCCGCAGGTGACTCCGGTTCTGGAAGGTGGCGACTCGTGAACGTGAAGCTGCCGAACGAGCTCGAGACCCCGCGCCGTGTTGCTGAGTTGGAGCGCACCTTCCGCATCCGACTTCGTGCCCTGTCGAACGCGATCAAGAAGCTTTCGTCGGCTGCGATCAACACGTCATCGGTGCAGGCGGACATGTTCCTGGGCGGTACGTTCACGGGCACGTCGGCCACGATGTCCGGGCCTATTGTCGGCTCGCAGGGGGTGTTCCCGGCAGGCGTGTCCTCTACTGGTGCACGCAACAACCCGCTGACGAACAACCCGATCGCACTTGCGGTCGACGCTAACGGTTCGTTCGGCTACATCCCCTCGTCGCAGGAGATGAAGATCGTCACCGGCGACTACACGGTGGACATGTCCGCATGGCTGAACCAGCACCTGCGCACGTTCACGTATGCAGGCGACCCGACGAACCGCGTCTCGGTCGGTTGGATTGCTGAAGACCTGGACGCTGCCGGGCTGCACGAGTTCGTCGTGTACTCCAAGGACGGACGAATCCAGGGTGTCCGCGTGGAGACGCTGGTGGCCGGTCTGCACAGTGCTTATGTTCAGTCGCGCACGCAGTCCCTTGCTCGTCTCACGGCGGTTGAGAAGTCGTCGTCGGATGCGACGAAGGCGATCACCGCGGCGCAGACCAGCGTGACGGACCTCGCCACTCGCGTCACCACTGACGAGACTGTGGCAACGGCCCTGGCTGGCCGTGTGACGACGCTGGAAGGCCGACAGTCCGGGTATGCGTCCGGTACTGATGTGACCGCTCTGACGGGGCGTGTGACGACGCTCGAGGGCAAGCAGTCTTCGTACGCGATCGCGACCGACGTCACTGCGCTAGCGGCTCGCGTCAAGGCGCTCGAGGATGCCGCAAAGACGAAGCTCCGGCAGCGCGTCACCTCGGCAACGATGGGCGCGCTGACGGTTCTCAACTCGTCAACCACGGTCACGATCACCTGGCCGACAGCGTTTGCCGACGCGAACTACACGCCCACGATCGTGTCTGTCACCCCACCGGGTGGCGTGCTGACGAGCGTGAGTGCACGCATCACGGGGCAGACCGCGACGACGTGCACCCTGTTCGTCTACACGGCAGGTATCGCGATCTCCGCGGGCACGTCGATTGTCGTAGATGGCGTCCATCTCTGAGACTTTCTGCCGCTTTCTAACGCTTTCTATGCCTGTCTAAAGCCGCTCCTTACACGGGGCGGCTTTGTCGTTGAAGGAGGGCCGCATGGCCTGGTATCCAATCGGCCCGTCGTCCTACCCGGACCTATTCGGGCAGATGCAATACGTCAACTCGGAGCGGATCGCGCAGCAGTGGCTCTCGCTGACCCGCGATTTCGCCGCGCGGTTCGGGCAGAACGGTGATCGGCTCACGCCAAACGAGGGCCGGCGCACAAAGGAACGCTGCGAGCTGCTCTACGCGAAGTACCTCCGCGAGGGGTACCCCGTCGCCGCGGCCCTCTACCTGTCCCGGCACTACGAGCTCACGCACGGCAACGCGATCGACGCGGGCGTGACGATGGCGAACGGCCAGAACCGGGCGCTGACGACGGATGAGTTTGAGTGGCTGCACGAGCAGTGCGAGCTCCGCGGCTTCACGTGGACCGGACGGAACTTCGTCATCCCCGAGCCGTGGCATATCGAGGGCGCAACCCAGGCCGAACACTTCCCGCCGTACCCCGGCATCACCGTCGAGAACGGCGTTCTCGACAACCAGAACCCTGACCAGGAGGACGACATGTTCAACGACGAGGACCGCGCACGCGCGAAGAACATCGAAACGATGCTCGGGAAGCTGCAGAACAGCAACATCCCGGCCGCGGTGGAGAAGGTGCAGACGCGCGTCGACCAGGCGTACGACCGCCTTGGTCGCAACCCTGCCGACACCGCATCGGCCGTGTGGAAGTACGGCATCCCCGGGCATGACGGCACGAAGGAAGCACGTCAGCGGATCGCTGACATTGACCAGGAAGCGGGCAAGTGATGGCTGACCACGAGAAGAACAACATCAGCGTTGTCAAGATCTGGTTCAGCACGCAGAGAGTACTGCGGACGATCGTGCAGGTTGGTATCCCGGCGTTCATCACGTTCGCTGGTGTGCTGCCGACGATCATCAGCGCGCTCGGCCTCGAAGTAGACAGCACTGTCTACCTGTGGCTGCTGAGTGCTGCCGCAGTTGTCACCGCGGTTGCCGGCGCACTGTCCCGCGTCATGGCGATCCCGGCCGTCAATGAATGGCTGACTCACATCGGTCTCGGCTCCGTCCCCAAGGCCGCAGCTCAGCGTCAGGCTGCTGCCGAGCGTGTCGGTGAAGTGTCGCCGCCGCAGATCGTTGACGGCTCCGACCAGGTGCAGCCCAAGTGAGCTACAAGCTGTTCAAGAACACTGCCACCGCGCGCACGTTCGCGCTCGATACGGTGTGCTTCTTCGGGCTGACCGAAGCACACGTCAACGCGTTCACCGCAGCAGGCTGGGTGGCCACGAACGTGACCGCTGACGTCTTCCGGGTGCTCGTCATCGCGCATGGCTTCAACCCTGATGACATCCCCGGCAGTGGTGTGCGTCGCGACAAGATCGCCAGCATCACTCTCAACGTGCAGGGCGCGTCGGAGGACTTCATTACCGGTCAACTGCAGCAGGTACTGAACTCGTTCGGCGCGCAGACGAACACGATCAACGCGAACGTTGTCATCATGCGCGATCAGGTCAAGGTGCACGTGACGGACGAAGCAAACCGGGTCATCGCATCGGTGTAGCAGCCCCTCGGGCGTAAGTAGAAGGGGGGCGTCGTGCCGGAATCAGAACTGTCCAACGCGGAGCTGATGCGGACGCTTCGACGCATTGAGGAATCCAACAAGGAAGCCTTTGCCCGCGTCGAGTTGTCGAACAAGGAAGCCTTTGCCCGCATCGAGTCTCGGCTGGACAAGGCCCTGACGCTCGAAGTGTTCACGCTGTACCAGGAAGGCCAACGTCGTGAGATGACGGAGGTCCACACGGACCTCGCGGACATGCAGGCCAACTCTGCCCGTCGTGCCGCTGAGCTCGAGGCGGGGTCGAAGGAGCGCAACGTGCAGGTCAACAACCGCATCGAAACGCTCGAGCTGAAGCATGACACGGACGTTGCTGCGTTGCGTGGGCGGATCGAGCAGACGGAAGCGGCGACCGCTGCGACGAAGAACGAGAAGGCGAAGCTGTACATCACGGCTGCGATCGGTGTCGTCGCGTCCATTGTCATTGCGATCGTGAGCAAGGGGCTGGGCCTATGAGCGAGTGGACTCGTGGCACCCGGATCATGTTCGGCTGCTTGGCGGTGATGATCGCGTTGGCGATCGGGTTTGGCGTGTACGACGACTTGCACAAGACGCAGATCATCGACGTGCAGCGGAAGCAGAACTACACACTGTCGGATGCGCTCACTCAGGCGCAACGGCAGCTGATCGACAACGGTGTGAAGCCGAACACGAAGACGCCCGACCAGATTAAGAGTGACGCCCCGCCGATCCCTGGTGTGGCCGGGGCTGCCGGCGAACGCGGACCGATCGGTCTGCCGGGCGTTCGTGGGCAGACGGGACCGGCTGGCCGTGATGGCGAGCCGGGCCGTGATGGCAAAGACGGCGAGCCGGGCGCTGCTGGCAAGGCGGGGGCAGATTCGTCCGTCCCCGGCCCGGCTGGCAGTGCTGGCGCGGATGGGCTGAACGGTGCGCCGGGGGCTGATTCGACGGTCCCCGGTCCAGCCGGCCCCGCTGGCGCTGCCGGTCCTGCCGGTCCTGCCGGACCAGCGGGGCCACCTGGCGCGGACGGCAAGAACGGCGTTGACGGGAAGCCTGGGCAGGACGGTCGTTCTGTCGCGTCTGTTCAGTGCCTCGTCGATGGTCTCAGTTCTTACGTCGTGTTCTACGACCAGTCAGGTGTTGAGCTCGGACGCGTCCAGTCGACGTGTGTTCCAGCCGCGTGACTTTCCCTCTTTGACTACGACTTGAAAGGCCATCATGGGCACACCTCAGTTCTTCACGATCGACTCGGACACGAAGCTGCTTCCGAAGGTCATCCGCGACACGCAACTGGTGCATGGCACGGACGACATCACCGTCCTCAAGGACACTGACGACACTCGCCCCGGCGTGTACGAGCTCGTGCACAACTCGCCAACCGGGTACCTGCTGCACCTGCTCACCGGAGCCGGAGCGCAGACCGCATCGGCGCTCATCGGCCTCGGGATCGACAACGGCGGCCAGGGCATCTTCATCAACAACAAGAAGACCGGCGTCGGCATCGCGATCCAGCAGAACGACACCATCACCTCCGCAACCGCGTACGGGGTGTACGCCAACCAGTCGTCGAAGACGGCACCGCTTATCCACGTGGATCAGGCAAACGGCGCTAAGCATGTGCTACGTGTTGTTGCCTCCGAGTCGGCGGTTGAGACGAACGAACTGCTCGAGATCATCACGACTGGTGTGTCTGGCGGTGGGTACATCTCCGCCCGTTCTGGCAGCATCTACTGGCGCTCCGACATCAACGCGACGCAAGGCAAGCGGGTACGGGCCGTGCAGGCCATCGCGGCAGACGGTAACGCGACCGCTATCGAGCCGGATGCCCTGCGCCTGTCGACGTGGAACGGTGGTGCTGGTGGCTACTGGCAGAAGCGTGTTGCGCAGAACGGCCAGTCTCTGCTGCTTCAGGGAGCCGATGGCACGTCGGGTGGTCGCGACACGACACCGACGACGTGGTACACGGCCGTCGAAACGAAGCAAGTCAACGGGACCGCAGCCGGTACGCAGATCGCGTTCTACGGTGTCGCGCCGGTTGCACGTCAGGCATCACCGGCCGCTGCGACTGACGCGGCAACTACACAGACCGCGGTGAACTCGATCCGCACCGCACTGATCGCCCTGGGGCTGCTGTCGTGACCCCGGAGGAAGTGGTCGGTCTGTTGCAGACGATCGCGCGCATGCAGGTACAGATTACGCAGCTCGAGGCGGCACTTGCTCGCGCGCAGCAGCCGCCGACTACTGAATGACGATGCGCTGCAGGAGGGCATCAGCGATGAGCTGATGCCCCTTGTCGTTCGGGTGGAAGTCATCGGCGGTGCCAAGCCACGCCTTCGCTCCTACAGGGCCGATGACGTCGGGCTTCGTGTAGATTTGTCGGAGCGAGACGAACACCCCGCCTGCCTGACTGCAGAGCGATCGGATCTTGACGTCGTAGTCAGACTCGGTGGCGCTGCCACCGTTCGCTTCCCAGACGCCAGCGCAGACGATCTTGACGTGGTCAGAGCTTGCCCTGATTTTGTCGAGAAGCGCGCTGTAGGAGTCCGTAAACGTGTCCATGGGGACCTGATTGCCCTGGTCGTTGGTTCCGAGCTCGACGACAGCGAGGTCCAAGCCTGACGGGACCGGGTACTTCTCGGACACCTGCAGTGTTGTCCCGCCGGACAGTGCGCTGTTGCTCTCGTCGACGGAGCCGCTTTGCTGCATGCTGGCGAGCATCCGCCACTTGAAGGCGTTTTCCTGGGTGGACGCGTACAAGCCGCCGGTAAGCGAGTCGCCTGCGAACAGGACGTGTAGCGAATTGTCACCGTCGCGCTTGACTGAGACGGTCGGGAACGTGGCCGTACTGCTGAACGTCGGCACTGGACCAGCGACAGCGCCTTCAGCCGGTCGCGACGCGTTCACGTGCTGTAGCGCCAGTACAACCATCATCACCGCCCCGAACGCGACGAGCCCGATGATGACGCCCTTGTAGGACCGGCTGAACCAGTCGATGAAGCTCCCCATGATGTCCGATCCTAGATGTCACGACGTACCGCCCCCAGCCTCAGTGCTGGGGGCGGCTTTCGTCGTCTCGTCGTGCTTTCAACTGCCGCACCGTCACTCAGTCACGCGGCAACCACACCTTGTGCGCGAACCCCATGTGGACGAACTGGACCAATACGAGCTCGTCCGTCTTCGCGTCCACGAACCCCGGCAACCGCTGCCAACCCGTACGACTCATCTCCACACGCACCCACACGGGTGCATGATGCACGAGCTCCGACCACTCCACACCAGGCACACCCGCCGGCTGATCCTCAGGCGGGTCAGGATGCTCAGGAGGATGCCACTGGTACTGCGTCACGAGGGCAGGGTACGGAGCGGCACCGACACCTACTACGCTGCCCCTCGTGCCCGTCACCCATCAACCGGGGTCGGAAATCACCGGGCACGAACGAACGCCCCCACCTGTAGAGGTGGGGGCGTTCGTTGCTCCGCGGGTTTTGGATACGTTGACCGCCAAACGGGGGACAAGTCGGGTCTCCCACACAAACCTGAGAGGTGGACGCCTTGTCGCCGTCAGTGGTCGAACGTACGTTCTGGTCACCACAGAGAGGCGGGGACCGATGGATCAGGACGGAGCGTGCTCCCTGGCACGTGACGCGAAGACGCTGGCGAACCGGATCGGAGCAGAAGCCACCAACCATGGCTGCGTGCTCACTGACCAGGCGGACCCAAGCGTCTCGGAGCTTGTGCTCGAAGCCATGCGAGTGCATCTGAGTAGAGAGGACCTCCATCGGGCCTCATAACGGGGGTGGTGGTGTATGGCTACACCATGCGCCACCACGGTCTTACTACTTACCAGGGCCAGCAGCGGGACTTGAACCCGCAACCCCCGTATTACAAGTACGGTGAAAAAGCACCACATGGTGTTGCATGGAGTCCGTTCTGATGTATGCTGGCACCGTACAGGCCACCATAAGACATCACGTGGCACCACAATGGCTACACGATTGGCACCACGCACTTGCAGTACGACAGGAGAAGACGATGGATAGCTTGAGCCTCCGGCGGCGCGCAAAGTTCCTGCGATCCATGAGCCAGCGACGCACTGATGAGACGGCCGACATGCTTGACGCGGCTGCAGATCAGATCGATCGCATGCATCGGGCACTGGAGGCGGCGAAGCAATTTCAAATTGGCGATGAAGT